CCGCCGATTGCACCGCCAAGCTCAAACAAACCCTGACCGTAACTTGGCTGAGTTAGGGCCTGTAAAAATGATTGTCCAAATCGTGCCATTATGAAGCCCCTCCGCTAGAATTTCCACCGCCCATAAACCCGCCAAACAAACCATTAGGGCCAAACAAGGCATTAACACCGCCGCCAAGAAGCTCACTCAAACCGCCATAGCTATCAGTAGGCGTAGCCAACGCACCTAAGAGTCCTGTTCCTAGTTGCCCCATAAGGTTAGCCTGTCCCAGACCTGCACCCAGAAGCGCCTCAAGACCACCCATAGATGCTTCACCAAACAAGTTAGCACCTGCAAGCTGACCCCGCTGCCGTAACTGTGGAAACAACTGAGAGGCTTGCAACGCCTGTAGCATCTGCGCTTGAGGCATATAACTAGCCCCTAACATTTGCTGACCAAGGGCTGCTTGCTGCGCCTGTTCGCCTCTAGCTTGTTGCATAGCGCCTAGCATAGCTGTGTTCTGCGCTTCTGCTTGTGCTTTAGCCATAGCAAGTTGCTCTGGAGTACCGCCGTACTGCGCTGTTTGTACACCTAAACGTCCCTGTGCCGCCAAACGTTCTTCCATCTCCTGCCGCTGACGCTCTTCTCCGGGCATCTGTGCGGCTCTCATCTGTTCGTATATGTCAGTCTGTCTCTGCGTTATGTCACCACCCGCAGCTTGTAACATGGACTTCGCTTTGTTGAACATCTGTTGCTGAAACGCTTTTTCTCCTTCAGACCCAGACATAGTTACTTGACCTGTCTCTGGGTCATAACCAAAGATACCACCTGTCGATGTAGTCATACCGAAAGGCTGAAACTGCGTCTGAGTTAAACCTTCTTGTGCAATGCCCATTGCTCCTTGTTGAGCAGCATCACCAATAGCGCCTAGTCTGTTATAGGCATTCGCTAAAGCAGCACCTCCGCCAAACATTCCTAGAATTGGTGCTAGACCGCCTAAGAAGGCTTGGAGGTTAAAACCAGTGCCGCCAGCAGCAGCATCAGTACCGCCAGCAGCAGCATCAGTACCGCCAGCAGCAGTGCCGCCTCCTGTTTGCTGTTGTTGCATTACAGCACTAGGCACTGTGCCGGTGCCTCCTACTTGCTGCGCCATTTGAGCGACTGCCTCTTGAAACGCCGGATCACTTATTAAACTCATAATGTTTTACCCATCAATGCTAATACGTTAATTTCCTGAATTGAAACTTCTGAACCGTTTATGTCGGATTCTACGCCTACAGTAATAATAGAACCGCCGCTAGTTGTGTTAATAGACTTACGTGTAATAGACGTGCCGCCTGAAAATGCAGCAATGTTGTACTCATCGTCTTGGTTAAAGAAAGCAATAGAACTTGTGTCAGCCCCTAGTTGAAACGAAGAAGAGTTAAAGTTATCGTTTAGATCATAAGCCCACTTTAAAAATATAGTTTCTGTTCCACCGCCTACAATAGTAGGTCGTAGTTTTTTCAGAAACTTAGTCTTAGAAGGATCACCAAAAGTCAGTCCGGGGCTAACGTACTTAAATGTGTAAGCCTCTCCCTCGTCTTGGTACCCTAAATAAGTACCGATTCCGTTAGACGTTCCTGTGTACAAAGTACCGTCATCTTTTCTATGCCATGCCTCAAACTTACTAGAAGGCCAGCGGGTAACACGATAAGATCCGTTCTCTAGTTTGCCTCTTAAATCAAAACATAACGTAGTGTTTTCGGCAGGAAATGTAAGTAAGTAAAAAGAATTTTCAGGACTGTATACGCTGTTTGTAGGGTCTGCTCTGTTAGCGATAAGTGTTGACAGTTGATTTTTTACGTTTCGGCTTAAGTCAGACAGCGGCATAGATTTTTCTTGGATGACGCGACCAACACTTCGTAAACCGCCGTGAGATAAAAACAATACATCAGTACCAATGTGTTGGACAGAATTTCTGCAAATACAACCAAGACCTGCTACAGTGTCTGTAATAGCCATGTTAGCCGGAGAGTTAGCGCCTCCGTAAACAATGATGCTGTGCTCGCCAAAGATAATCAGTGAATTGTTATGCGCTGCTAATGCTCTTACTTCATCTGCACCGTCAGGCCAAGCCTTAGATACATCAATAGATCCGCTTGAGCCACCAGTCCAGCTATGACCAATAAGCAAGTCAGACCAATAAATAGTAGTCTTATTGTTTGTGGTGCCTACACACCAGAGTCTACCAAAAGCAGCTAAAGCCTCGTGACAGTATTGGTTAGCGCTGACAGACGCACCAGTAACAGACGACATGGGTGTAACAGCGCCTAACGCATTGCTGTAAACAAGAGGCTCGTAGCCGCGTTGAAAAAAATAACAATAATCGTTAAAGTTTACCATCTTCCAGTTGTTAGCAGTGATGGTGTAAGTTGCAGGAGTCTCGTCTACAAGCGTAGCATCTCCCGATAGTATCTTGTTGTTCCCTGTGCTAAACAACTTCTCGTTGCCAGTTTGATCGTAAAAGTAATGAATCCTGTGTATACGGTCAGAGCCTAACTCAGTCTTGTCTGTAGTAATAAGATTAATACCTTTGCGAGCACCTAAGCGTCCACGTTTGTCAATGATTGCATTGTCTGCAATTTCAGCAAACGAAGGATCTTGCGCTAACGGAGAATCTTCATCGTTGATTCCTTTAAACGCAGGTGCTACTAAGTTAATACTTTGTAGAGGCTGGGCCATTCACTAGTCTCCTACGGAGTGTACCAAACAACTTCGTCTGGATGCTTCTGTGCATCAAGAGCAATAGCGTCTGATAAGTATTTGTCTGCAATAGCAAAGTATTCAGGCGCTGATGTCCCGCCTGTTTCTCCGCGCTCTCGCGCAAGTAAAGCAATAGCCAAATGAATAACAGGCATAGACGGAATCATTAACTCGTCAGTGTTTTCAGATAAAACAGCATTGCGTTTAACACAATTAAAACGTATGTTGTACACACCATCTGGATTTGGATAAATGTCTACTTGAGTGTCTCCGTTGCCGTTAATTCCGTTGTACGTGTAGTACTCAGGCGAGCCGCTAACGGTGTTTTGATTGAGGTACTTATCGTTAAACCATGAAGAACCACGATATTCCATAAACACGTTAGAAGTATCGTTAATAACATCCAATGCTTTGACACGGTTTTGACTTCCTGTTAGCGCGTAATTAAAAATCCCAGCAGTTGTTGTAATAGTTAACGTAGTTCTTAGAGCAGACCAGTCCCATGCGGTTTCTACTTGATCTTTAGCGTCATTAACAAAATCACCAACCATTTTGCTGTACGTGTTTTGGTCAACGTTTGTAACTTCGTCTTCGCGCATACGCCTCAAAACGCTGTTTACTAACTGTAAATAAGTCATACTAATCCCTCAAACAAGCCTTTAGACAGGCGAGCTGTTAAGCTATCTAATTCTCTTACGTAATCTTTTTGCGGAGGAGTTATAATAGAAGCTATAGCAGGAGCAGTGTAGCTTATGCCTGTTCTAAATGGCTGGAAAGGCGCTGGTTTAAAACCACCAGTCATCATTCCTCCGCGTCCTGCGCCTCCGCCTCCGCCGCCTCCCGGTCCTCCTTCATCGCCTATGCCGGGATCGCCTGTGCTAGCTCCCGGTCCAAACGTAACAGATGGCTTCGAAGGTCCACCAGCAGGAGATTCAGGCCCTTCTGGTTCTTCGCCTACAGACGTACCATCTGTATCGCCACCTCCGCCTAACTCATAATCTTTTGGTCCTGTGCCGCCTGCTCCGGGTTCAGCAGTTCCTGTTGTTGCGTCTGCTGCGTCGCCTTGAGTCATGCCTTCTTGAGTATCTGGACTACCTGCTTCTACCCAACTATCGTACCAAGCCTGTTGTCCTTCAGTTGCTGTACCCGCTTCTACTTGGGCAATGATATAGTCTCTGTTTATCTGCCACTCTGTTCGGGTGTCTTCAGTAGTAGGCTCTTGTTCAGTTTCTACACCTGTGATTACAGCGTTTTCTGGTTTTTCAGGAGTAGTGTCTTGTGGAAGCGTACCGTCTGCATTTTCTATTGCTGACGCTGTGTCTTCAAAAACATCAACAACTTCTTCTACAGCAGATTGCTCTTGTTGGAGTTGTTCAATCTGCGCTAGTATAATATTAGCTGTTATGTAATCTCCTTGAGACATGGCTTGTTGATACTGTTCTTGAAGTTGCTCTAGTTCAGCGCTAACCCCTGATGCTGGAGTTGACGGCGCTGATACTGCACCTCCTATCGGCTCTGCTGTACTTTCTGTAGGATCAGGTTCAGGCGCTGTTTCTTGTACATTTTCAGGCTCTACAGGCTCAGGCTCTACAGGCTCAGGCTCTATAGGCTCTTCTGTAAACTCAATTTGACCTCCAACTTGTTCCTCACTAGGATCTAGCGAAATCCAATCGCTTTGCGGATCAAAAGACCCCTCTTTAGTAATTGGATTAACCCCGGTAACTACCTCACCACCGCCAGACAATCCGGGATATCCAACGCCATATTGCTCTAGCGAGTCAAACGAAGCTGTGCCATTTTGAAGATCAGCGTACAAATCTGTGTACTGTTCTTCCGTAATAGCTTTTAAATATCCATTAGAAACAACGTAATGTTGTCCATCCCTATAATGAAGTGTATAAGGCTGTGATGTGTCTTCGCTCCAGCCGCCTGCGTGATTGATAGTTGTTGTATCTATCTCAGGAAGCGTGCTGATATAAGTTTCAATCTGCTCGTCGTTAAACCCGTCTCTAGCCATCTGTTCTCTAATCTGAGCCTCAGACATACCAGCATAACGCTCGTCAGCCCATTCTTGTGTAAATACAGTAGGACTGGTTGTAGTTTCTGGTGGAGCGTATTGCTGATTAAACTCTGCGGTATCTCCAACTTCTTGCAGATCAGACCCGGTAAGCATTCCATCGTTATTGGTGTCTAACTCATCCATAGTCCCCATGTTGTCGCCATCATAGTTAAACACATTGCCATCTGCGTCAACCATAAGACCTTCGCCTACAGATGTATAATTAGGGTTTAAGAAGGGGTCTTTAATGTCTGCGTCAATAAACGCTTGCTCTAATCCTTCTTGCTCTTCCAACCAAGCATCAAATTCGTCTTCGGTAATAGTACCGTTTTCAAAACCTTGCTGTACTACGTCACTGAGTTCGCTTACTAAACCTGCTGTAGCTAGGGACGAGGCAAGCAACAAGGGATCAATTTCGCCTGTAGCTGCGTACTGTATTAGCACGTTAGTTGCGCCAGCTTGAACCATAGCGCCAATAAACTCGCTACCTGTTCCTAACTCCATAGCTTGATTTACAGTATTCATTAGCTCGTCAAATGTTCCTGACGCTTCGCCAATTAAATCAGACAAACCACCAGCGCTTAAGTACCCACTAAGACCTGCAGCTAAAGCACCTTCCAGACTCATCTCTCCGTTGATAAACCCGTTAGCGACTTGTGAAGAAACTGCTGAAGCAATTGCTGTAGCAGCAGAGCCGGTAATTCCTGCGCTGCCTAAAGCACTAATAATTAGAGGGTTGAGCGCCTGTCCTGTAGCCCACGCTAAAGTTCCTTTAACAACAACAGGAGCAACTTCGCTCATCACTGTAGCAAACAAACCTTGCAACCCAGAAGCGCCTTCTACTGTTCTTTCGTAGTTATTCCACTGGTTGTTCATGTTAGCGTAGTTTTCGCTAAATACTCCGGGAGTGTCTTCACCTTGAATAGAACCGTCCCAAGCGCCTGATTCTCCGTAGTTACCGCCAGAGAATGTAGG